TAATTAGCAGGTATAGGTATGTTTGCATATAGTTCTAAGCTAGTAGACATAACCCTTGCTTGAGCACCATTGTCTACCATAGCCGCATTGTAATAAGAGTTATCATCATTAGGCATAAATTGAGATGGCATTATCCATATATATCCTGCACCCGTACTAACACTAGTACCATAAGTAAGGTTTGGTATAGTAGGCTTATTACTTAAATCAGAATAACTAAGACCATTTGTAGCATCATCAAACTGAGTTTCACCTTGAAATGTACAACTACCTGAAACATCTATATCGCTATTTAAAGTAACATTGCCATTAAAAATACTAGTACCTTGCACATTTAAATCATTGTCAGTTATGCTTGTTGTACCAATGCCTAAACCACCATTTTTAATATAAACGTGTTTATTAGTACCATCACTACCAAATGTAAAACCTGAAACAGTTTTACTGTTAGAATACATACCCATTTTACCATCTGCATCAAAAGACAAAGCTCTTTCAGGTGCTGTACCAGAACTCCATAATGGTCCGTGATGTATTGCATATTGTGTGTTTATACCACTATTGTTAGAATTTCCTACACTAAACTCTGAACCAGAGCTACCTGTTCTAAATTGTATTCTAGCTTGGTTACTTGTACTACCTCTTTTTAAATGAAGTGTTGATGTACCAAGTGGACTAGCTCCACCAAGGTCAAACGTAGGATTAGCTCCTTGTACTTCTACTTCAGCAGTACCACTACTATCACCTACTAATACTATTCTTGAATCACCGTTACTATCTTGATTAATAGTAAAGTTACCTTTACAGTTAACAGTACCATCTGCTAGTGCTTGGAACTCATCATTTTTAATTTTTAAATTACCGGAAGTATCTACAGCAAAAGGATATACACCACTTGCTGGAGTACCAATACTTAATGAACCACCTACCATTGTAATAGCTGAACTACCATCTACAGCACTTTTAGCCGCTTCTCCAGCAATAGCTTTAGTCTTAATATCAGCGGCACTTGTACCACCTATATCACCAGTAAAAGTACCTCCTAATATAGAAGCTTTACTTTCATTGTCTACATTGCCTAAACCAACATCTGCTTTAGTAACGCCTGACCTGATATCTGCTACTGATGTATTACCTACATTACCAAGACCAACGTGACTTTTAGATATACCACTTGGTGTACCTGTAAACGTAGGACTAGCAAACATAGTAGCTTTAGATTCATTGGTTACATTACTAAGACCTACATCTGATTTACTAGGTTTATTAGATGTATGATATACATTAGACTTTTGGACACCATCCCAAGTACCTTGGAAATCTCCATCAGCTCGTTGTAGTTTTTTCCAAACTTTAGCCAACTACTTCACCTTCTTCTACTTGTGCGTATTCAGGGTCAGCTTCTGCCGCTTCTTCAAATGCTTTTTTAAATTTTGTGTGCATATCAAATATCCATTTGCCTTCTGCAACTTTAACTTCTACTCCAGATAATAAAGTACATACTGCCTCTATTTCTTGAGTAGTACACTTAATTATTTTCAGTTTCTTCTTCACTTTGCTCTCCTTGTTCTAGCATTGTTTTGATAAACTTTATTTTTAAATAAGTTGTTGTAGCTTGTTCAAGTTCACGTCCCCTATACGTTCTTTCTATCATTAAGTCATTAATGTAATTTATATCAGACAATTCTAACTTTGAAAGTTTTGCTTGTAAGTCTACAACATCTTCTTTTTTTTCAGTAACTACTGCTCCTTTAGCTTTTTCCCAAAAGCCCATTAAGACTTCCCTGCGTCTATTTTTTCTCCAGCAGAGTTTTCCATATCGTAATTGTACCCAGCAATATTAGGTTTCTTTTTATGTCTAGCTACAAGATTTGGATAACCATTTAATACAGCAGTTTGTGCTATTTGTTTTTTTGGTGTTCCAATATTGCCCTTACTGTCTTTACCCGGAAAGTAATCTTTAATATTAAGAGTTGCTACTAAACTTGCATCAAATTCAGCTCTAGTCCATATTTCACAAGCAATTTCTGTTGATTGGTCCATAGACATATCTTTTTGCATAAGCCAAACTCTACGACCACCATATAATACTTTACCATCAGATTGTACTGCAATATAATCATAGTCTTCTGGTTTATAACCTTTATCAATTAAAGATTGTTTTAAATCAGAATAATCATATGGAAGATTCTCATACTGCCCCTTTTCAGGGACAGTACAAGTTAATTCACTTAGTTTGAACTTTCTTATTTCCTTTGCCATTATACATCCTGTACTACATAAAGCTCATCTGCATAAATTCCCTGAACTCCAACATCTTCTGTTGGAGCTGTGCTTGGGTTACTTATAGTCACTGGCTTTACTGCTTTAGTTGCAATACTTGTTGTAATCGTACTGTTAAAACTAGCATCATCGTTAAGTGCGGCGGCTAACTCATCAAGAGTGTTTAGAGCTCCCGGTGCACTACCAATAATGTTTGTTTCTGCTGTTGATACTGCGGCAGACTTAATAGTATCTTTACTATCTCCACCTACTGTTTCAGCATCTATTGTTTGTGCTGTACCATCAAGTTTTATTTTACCACTTGCAACTGTTACTGCTTGGTTAACAACACTTCCTAATCCTACGTGTGATTTACTAATCCCAGCAGGGGTTCCAGTAAATGTAGGAGAGGCAAACATTGTCGATTTAGACTCATTTGTAACATTCCCAAGCCCAACGTGTGTTGCACTAACACCTGCTACTGTACCACTAAAAGTTGGAGATGCAAACATTGTTGACTTGCTTTCATTAGTTACGTTTCCTAAACCAACGTGAGCCGCATCAACTTCAGAGTTTTTTAAAGTAGCTGGTGCATTACCTATTTTAATAATTGGGTCAGAACCACTAGTGTCAAAAGCAGTTATTGCTGTTGCACCACTTGCCGCACCCGAAGCTACTGTAGAAGCGGCTGTACCACCAACTGTAGCTGTATTAGAAACTGCACCAGTTAATGTTCCACCTAATATAGTAGCTGTTGAATTATTATCTACGTTACTTAATCCTACATCATCTTTATCTACACCACTAATACTACCAGTAAAGGTTGGCGAAGCAAACATTGTAGATTTACTTTCGTTAGTAACATTGTTTAATGACATTGTGGTTTTTAATGTACTTGGACTCTCGTTTGCTACATTTGCTAAACCTACTGCCGCTTTATCTACACCTGCAACTGTACCTGTAAATGTCGGCGATGCGAACATACTTGCTTTTGATTCGTTTGTTACGTTCCCTAATCCAACATCACCTGCTGTTGTATTTGCATTTACTAGTGCACTATTTGCGTTAGCAACTTTTAATACGTTGCTTGAATCAAATGCGGCATCAGTAACTACTTTCGCCGTACTTCCTGCGGCGGCTCCTGTTTTGACAGTTCCTGCGGCGGTACCATCTATAGTACCCGTGAAGTCACCGTCTGCACGTTGGAGCTTTTTCCAGACTTTAGCCATAGTCTTTCTCCTCTATTCTTCTACGGACACCAATAGACTACCTTCAGAACTATTATAGTAAAGAGTTCCTTCAGCATTGTCAGTAGGTGCCGATGTTCTTGGTTTTAAATGCACAGCTCCTTGGTGGTCAACCGAGAACACCTCTGTGGCATTGTTAAGTATTTGAAACAAGTTTCCAGATGATACTGTACCACTTGTTTGATGTTTCAAAATATTTCCGTCTACTAATTTAGGTAATACTTCTACATCACTAGAGCCATTGTCTCTATAAAATTTTCCATCTGACGTATTGTACCATACTAACTTAGTATATACATCTTTTACTAAATTTGGACTTGATAAACTTCCTGCCATTATATTACCCTTGTGTATGTTGGTGCCGTAGGTCTTACAACTCTAGTTACTGTAGGAGCTACTGGTTTAATTATTCTACTTGATACCGTCATAACTGGTTTTACCAATCGCACTGATTTTGTTCCTTTAACAAAAAGCCCTAATAGGATATTATTAAATGGATATAGTATTGTATCAAACGCTATATTTATGTCACTAAATTTAACTGTACTCATTTAAAAATCCATAGGTGATATTACCTGTTTAGAACCATCTCTTCCTCTGTAAGAATAATTCTTTGCTTGTTTTAAACCTTGTTCATACTTCATATGAAAATGCTGTGATAATGGTATTGTTTCAGCTTTTCTTTCATAGCCATTAGCTATTACTCTTTGTATTAATGCTTCGTGAAATTGTTCCGGTATTTCACACTCTTGTAATAAATAAGTAGTATCTGTTACTTTCGTATTAGAATCTAATTCTGTTCCTAAATATGTACCCGTAGTTGAACTTGTTGCGAAAGGTGTAAATCCATCTCTTTCTGGTGCTTCACCCGGAACTAAAAATTTATCTGGTCTTTGGATGTATAATAAGTTTACTTTTTTACCAGCTTCAGTTATTGATGTAAATTTATCTGTACTAGCGTCATAATAAGCAAGAAGGACAGAGTCTCTTTCTGTCCACCATAACCATTGACTTAAATTAAAATTAGCTCTTTCCATTATGTTAAGTCCCTTACTTTAGGACGACCTATTAACTTTTTAATAGTCTTACCATCAAAGTCAACTGATTTTACTTTTATAATATGTTTCTTTAGAGGATATACTCTTTGGTCAGCTACTGTGTCAAATTGGTCTATTGATTCTAATATTTCTGCTCTAAATCCCATATCATTCATAGCATCATTTAATGACCTAATAATCTCCACCTCACCCATATCAGGATGATGTTGTTGAACTCTTTCAATCATTTCTTTTAATTTCATATCTTACGCTCCGGAGATTGCTCTACATTCATTTGTACATTAGTAGCTATAAACTCTTTCTTTTTTCCGTTTACTAATTGGAGTTGTTGAGTCATCCATTGATATTCAACTTGAATTTTTTGTATAACTGTATTAAAGAGCTGTATCTTTTTAGAAAGATTTGCTTGAAATTCTGCAAGAGCTTGTTGTTTTTGTGCAGACTGAGCACCTAATTCTGCGTTAAATTCTCCTAGATAAGCATTGGCTCTAGCTAGTTCTTGACTAGCAGTAGCTAATGTTACTTGAACCATATCTTCATCTTCATCGGCTAACCAATATTGAACACTTTCAGGTTCTGTATCGCCAGACATCGTTGTGCCGTCTATTAAATTTTTTGCTTTAGCTATAGCATCATCAAAATCTGATGTTGGGAATGTATAGCTGATACTTGCAGACACATCTGCTATTTGGTCAAATAATGTTTGGTCAGCGTCTAAGTCAGTAGGAAGTTTTGTTCTAAAGTCTACAAGTCTTTCCATTAATATACATTCAGATGCGTGTAAAACTAACAACTCTTGAAAAATCTTTGGAAAAGCCTCATCAACAGAAAAAGCATTTGTTACTCCACCTATTGTAATATCATTAACCTCAACTGTTTCATTACTAGAGTTTACAGTTCTTCCATTAGAACTTGGTACTACTAATAATCTTAATGAGTTGCTTGTTGAACCACCCACATCTGGTAAACATTTAATTTTATTTTGACCTTCAAACCAATATACAGGGTCTTTGGCTAGAGCATAATATATACTTGAAGAATCACCAGCTTGATTAGACAAGCTTCTTTTAATTTTTCTTACTTCTCTTTGAACTCCTCCAGACTCACCACGAATTACATCTAGTAGGTGTACAGAGTTTGTATTTAATTGCCAATCGTAGGCACTCGCCATTGATTGGACTCCCGTATTAATCTCCACTGCAAATGAATTTAATAACTGTGGATTAGCTGACGCAACAGTAGAAATAACATAATCAACACCTTTGTCAAGTGCTGATACAGCATCAGTACTGCTAATTGTGTTAGTATAATTTTCTATTTTACTTGTTAATGCCATCTTCTCTTTTCCTTATGAGGGGTCCGAAGACCCCCCATAATATACTTAATCTCTAGATTAAGACCACTTCATAACAGCGTGAGTTTCAGGTAGAGATATTTCTAAACCGGCTTCGGTTAAGACCATATCTTTACGTCCGTCAACATTGTTATTCTGTATGTTAGTCATAATGTGAGTATCTCTTGATACACCATTACCTTGCAATGGACGATACTTAACATTTGCTAAGTCAATAGCAATAGCTAAGTTCTCATCTTGTCCTCTAAACAATGGCTCAGCAACAAAGTGAAGATTACCAAAGATTGTATTAATCTTAGTAACCTCGTGCCCAAAAGCACCTTTGATATTCTGAACATCCATTTTATAGGAACTAGAAGTAATGGTATTCTTTAAGAACCCATTAGAACCTAGTTTGTTCAGGTATGCTAATACATTACGAGATGCAAGTACTAACTTGTCCCCACTATTTCCTGACTCTGGTGCATAGAAGTCTTTCATTGCATCAATAAAGTCATCATAAGTGGAAGAAGCATAAGTAAAGTTAAAAACTTTACCATTAGCTTCGGTGTAAGGTACGATACCGTGAGAGTATCTTACTGGTCCAGCCGCCGCCGCTTCATCAGATTTACCAATACCGAAAAGCATAGCGTGTTCGATATCCATCTTATGTTGCATTAAACAGTCAGCCCAAACTCTACGATATTCGTCCGGTCTACCTCTATAACGAGTAGCTAAAGAAGAACCACTAAACATCTGGATAGCTGTCTTAAAAATCTGACAATATCCTTCTCTTGAATAGAGTTCGTCTTTCCAACCCTCTGGGTCAGTTGAGCCTTCAGCCCAAGCACTACCTATTACCTGTCCTTTAGTACCTACTTCAATGTCGCCTTCAGCAACTGTTTCCAGTGCTGTAACGTCTATAGAAGTATAAGTAGTCGCAGTTGAACCGTTATAAGCCGCCGCATTTCCGTCACCCGGAGTTACAGCAGTTATACGCATAGCTTTTCCACCAATTCTAATTACTTGTCCAACAAGTAGGAATTGAGGAGCGGCTGTGTTAGTTCCACCACCTAAAGTTAGGTCGTTACCAAATTTGTCGTAATCACATACGACCTTTAGTGTATCTGACGCATTCAAAGCTGTTCCGTCATTGTCTGATTTACTAATAAAGTTCCTACGTTGCCACTGATGACGCTGTTCAAGAAATTTGAATACGGGGTCATCCGTAGCCTCTTTTGCAACTTTAGATAAATAGACAAAAAACGGAGACTGCTGAGGAGCTAACTCAGATACTCTCTCACCGAAATTAAAAATTCGGCGGGAGTCATTGATGCTTACACCCTGAGGTGCAACACCTGTATCATTACTATATATACTCATTGTATAGTATTCTCCATTATGAACCCACCGACTAAACCATTAACCGAATGGGTTCCGTTTTTTATAGTCATTTAACATAGAGTCCATCATAGAGTCTTGACCACTTTGCTGAGAAGAACTTTGACCTGTTACCACTCCCATTGGGCTTGGAACAGATTGTGCTCTTTTGCGTTGCTCAAAACTATCACTTTGTGCAGTTTGAGTTAAAGGTGCATTTGCAACTTGTCCTCCATTCTGCATTCTGTATAGTTGAAATAAGTTGTCTACAGTAATATTCTTAGGGTCGTCCATAACTTCTACAAATCTAGATATCTCATCATCAGATGCTTGATAGTTAGCTTGTAAATGTTGTTTCATTTGTGCCATATTATTACTATATGCTTCTTTTTCAGCTTGAGCTTTTTGAATTTCCCGATTATCGTTTCTGATACGTTCTCTTTCTTCAACCATAACTGCTTGAGTGTATTGAGAGTGCAAACGATTGTACTCATCCATATCATCTCTCCAGTTATCGACTGCTTCCTGATATCGTGCAGAATCGGACTCTGGGTCCTCCAATGCTTCAGTTCGGCTGTAGCTTCTAGGCTTCCCCGGTTTTTGTGGGGGGTCTGGAAACGACAGGTCTTCCTCTATTGGCTCTATCTCTTCTGGCTGAGGTTGATTTCGCTGTTGTTCGAGAGCTTGAAGTCTTTCCTCAAGTTGTTGTTTCTCGTTTCTAGCTTTATCTGCCTCACTTTGCCAATATTGATAACGCTTGACATCATTATCAACACCTGATTCTTCTGCCGGTGTTCCTTGAGAGGTTACTTCAACTGGTGAAGGCTCTACTTGAACTTCTTCAGATGGAATTTGTTCCTCCATCTTGTTTGCACGGAAAAAGTCATCTAGCAATGTACCTTTATCCTGACCATCTCCGAAAGCATCTTCAGGTGTCGTTGGTACATTTGGGGCAACATCTGGCTGTTGTTCTTGGGTTACCGGAGCTTCCGGTGCCAATACTTCTTCAGTCATATTGTCTCCTATTTTCTTGTGTAGGCTCTATTAGGGCATAGAGGTACTACTTTTTTTCTTGAGCTACGTTTGTTCTACGTACTTCGCTCTTTACCTGCCCTAAGGCGTCATCAAGACGTTTCTCAAAAAGCTTCCCAGACATTTTAGACTGAGTGCTTGTTTTATCGAGTCCAGACTTGAATTTTTCTAATTCAGCTCTCTGCTTAGCGTGATAAACTTCTCTTTCACGGGTTTGCATATCGCCTTGTAATTTTTTAATAGTTTCTTGAGCTTGATTTAATTGGCTAGTTAATTGTTCTACTGAACCTGTTCTTTCCAAAACACCCTCCATATCAAACACTTCTGTTTTCTTTAATACTTCCTGCTTATCAATAATACCATTTTTATAAGCATCCATATACATTTCAAGTTGTGCATATCTATTTGTTGGTAAAGTAGAGCCAGTTACAACAACAACATCAAAAGAACCTCTCGATATATCGTTCATAACGCTTATTTCACCAGTTTTATCATCATAAATCTTTTTGTTTATAGCTACTTCAGTTAAGCTATTGTTTGGATTAGTTATCCTTATAATCTTTTCAGCTTGATATAGTTGTTGCATTAGTGGAATAGCAACCTTTGCCATCCTTACTAACGAAGACTCAATGTCTTGCAACTTAGACTTTATTTTCCTTTGTCCAAATTCATCAAGTGATACTGTTGCTTTATATGTTTGAGGTGCCGCTTCTGCATTACCCTGCATTAATTCATACAATCCTAATGCGTGGTCAATATCTGTTTTAGCAACTTGTTCGTTTTGATATAAAGTATTAGGTAAAGGTGTGGGCTGTACGGGTTGTGGTGCACCGGAGTCCATATCCACTTCAATAGCCACACCCGGTTGAGCCCAACGTTGTTCAAAGTCTTGCATATCTACCGAACCACTTGGTATTAAAATCTTTGTATTCGTACTTGTTGTTGCGTGAGCAATAATTAGAGACCGTGTCTTATTGATATATTCTTGCATATCCTTAACCATCCTAACATCAGAAACCGGGTAGGGTGTTCTAGTGTGAATGTTCATAAACAACACGATAGGATAGTGTTCCGTAGGTAAGATACGGGAGTATAAGTATTTGTCTCCCATTATGACGCACATCTTAACCCTTTGTACTGGAACCGACACGGTCTCAATTAATCCTTCTTCTATTAAATCAGAATATAATAATTCTTCTATTTTTGGCATTTCAGGTGGGTCCATATCTTCCATCTCTGCCTGTTGGGTAGCTTGTTCAATTTGCTGTTCGATTTGAGTTATCATTCCCTGTGCTTTTTCTGCATCAGTTATTGGTTGACCATTAATCTTTACTGCTGGTCTTGCTATATACTCTGTAAATTCTTCTTCACTAAAAACTTCTTCAACTCCATCTATATTGTTCTTTACGTGAAATCGTTTAACCCATACTTTATAGTAACGCTCGTAACCTCTTATATATTCAGAGTTTTCGCCAAAGTTTAAATCTGTTTTTGTTGCTGTATCTTCTGGAAAAATAATACCTTTATCATCTACTCTTTGAGTAGTCGGTCGGTCTGTATGTAAATCAGATTCTGCATTTTTAATAGCAGACTCATATTGTGGGTACATTTTCATAGCTTGTTCTTTAGTGAACATTCTACTAACAATTATATTTTCTGCATCATCACCTTGTCTTTGTCTAGCATTAGGGTCAATGTATACGTCTAGTGGGTCCACATCGTGAAAACAAACTTCTCCTCTACCAAAATCCTTGAGAGGGTCAATGTAAATCATCATAGCACCGAGTCCCATTGTATAATAGTCGTCTATTACATTACGGAGTGCCTGAGTTCCGTCTGATATGTACCACATATATTCAAGTAAACTATTAAAGATTTGAGCAACTTTATTGTCACTGTCTTCTCTAGGAGATACTCTAAACTGTGGTTTGCCTGAAGTGAGTAAAGCCTTGGCGGCTTCAACTGCTGGGTGGATTCGATTAACTACAAGAGGTGCTTGACCTCTCTCAAGTAAAACTCGTTGCTGTTCTGCTGTCCACTGCCTACCAAGCCTAAATTCAGCATCCTCTTGGGCGTTTTGAGCCCATAATTCTCGTTTATTACTATAAGATTTCCATAAGGTGTGGGTAGTATCGACAATATCCTCGGGGATAGAGTCTTCCCGTTCTTCGTACGCCATTGGGGCGAGTTTACATATTACATAGTCATCCAGTCAAGGATTTTATGTTTCTTTTTCTTATTGTCTGCGTTGTATTCGGTTCGCCTTGTTGGTTTTGCTCCATCAAGTGCATAATAGATTGCATCGAGTATATCATCGTGTTTACCTCTTGGGTAAGATAAAAATTCTTGTTGTGCGTGTATATCATTTGTTCTAAAAAAGAACTCTCCTCTAGCGAGTGGGGCAACCAAGGACAACAGTCGTTCGGATTTTCTTTGTCTTGGTTTTACGCCTTTTTCAAGTCCGGGTATATACAAGGACTCGTCTAGCATCATTTTTCTTACGTTACTCCTTAGTGCCTCTTGGTAGCCCACTGTCTCTATTTTCATTCTTTTCGGTTTATACTTTTTATAAACTTTAATAATTGTTTCAGGCTGTATTGCAGGGTCGAGCTTATCCCTAAGAATATCAATGATGTACTTATTACCATCGCTATCAATACCGATAGTAGCAATAACAAAAAAATCACTACGGGCGGCAAGACTACTAGCTGGGTCCACACCACAATAAACACTAACAGGTTTACGCTCTTTCTCCCCATCAATCGTACGAACAAGTAAATTTTGTCCGTTTTCTCTTCTAAATTCATAATGATGTAGTTTGATATACTCTGGCTTAAACGGTGCATTGTCTGGCGATTGAGCTTCATTCATATACTCCTGATAGAAACCATTGAGGTTCCCAACTGATTCAAATTCTGATTTTATCTGTTGTATTCTCTCCTCAGGAAATCTTTCTTCCCATATACTTTTACCATCGTCATTGTATATAGAAAACCATAAAACATTCCAAGCTGGAGATTCTTTAGCCCAATATAAGAAACAATCTTCTGAAATAACAGTACCAATCATAATGACTCTACCTTCATCAGATAATGATGGTATTACTGCTTCAGTTATCCATTTTCTGTTTTTAGCACGACCCTCTGGAGTAGAGGCGTTTAATTCTGATTCGTAATCATCTACGATA